CTTGGAGGTGAAAGGCTGCCTTGTTATTCCAACCACCCGGACATTTTCATCAATGCCGAGCTTGGAAAAAGCAAAATGCACCTCGTCTCCGAGGGAAATGCCGGAGGGGTTGCGAACGGTGCAGGCGTAGGCCCTCGTGCCGTCCGCTTTATCGACAGTTTTCGACACGGACACTACATTTCGGTCAACCAGCTCTTTTGTTTTGGTGCTGCCGCGATGCAGGTAAAGGTGAACGAAGTAGTCGGCAAAGACCACATCGAAGCCCATGCTGGCAGCGTAGCCAAGAATGGCAGCCCTGCGCGTGGTTTCGCTTGTTACGCTGAAGGTCGCCGGTTCGTTTGACTCCACATCACCGACATGAAACTCCGTCCCGGCAAGCAGCACCGTCAGAATCTCTCGCGGTGTGCCGGTTGCCGTTACCTCGGTGATACGATTATCACTGTTTGACAACCGGTAGGACACATGCTCACAGTCGAGGCTTATCTTATACAGCCCGCCTTGCAGAGCCTTTTTGACCTTGGTGACATCGTAGAAGTCGTTCTCGAACTCAGCAATATAGGCGTCCGCATCATTGACCCGCTCCATTGCACCTTCCAGCATGGTTTCAAAGGATAGCGTCTTCACTGTAGAGAGCTTTTCCTGTGCGGAGCAGGACAGCACGGAGGTGACCGTGGCGATACGAGAGGTATCTGCTTTTCTGCGGATAATAATGCTCATATCAAGTCACCCCCAATGCTCGTTTATAGGTCATGTTTCTGCCGCTTTGGATAATGCCGGTAGATTCGGTGATCTCGTTTCCGTCAAGGTAGAGAGGCACCTGAACAAGAACCTGACCGCTCATTCCATAGGTGCCAGTGGCAGCATAGGCTCTGCCCGCAGGCGTGATGTCATCGACCACATTATTGAGGTGCGTCCGGGTGTTGATGTCGAAATCGGAAGGAATGGCGCGAATAATGTCCTTATCCACTTCCTTCATTTCATCCACGAAGCCAATGCCGAGACCCTGCGACATATACTTGCCGAGTTCAGCGAACTTCTTAGAGGGCGAGTGAATACCAAAGAAACCGCAGATGCCGTCCCAGATACTCTTGGCCCAGCCGGATACCTTGTCCCAGATCCACGAAGCGAGAGATGTAATACCGTCCCACAGACCGCGCACGAGGTTTTTACCGACATCAGCGAGTTGGCTGACACCTTTTCCGAAGGCAGATACCAGACCGCTCAATATTTGCGGGACCGCTTTGACGATCTCGACGATAATGGTCGGCAGGTTCTTGATCAGTGAAATAAGCAGCTGAATACCGGCTTGAATGATAAGCGGTATGTTCGACAGGATCGCATTGATAATGCTCGTGATAATCTGCGGTAGTGCGTTCACGATGGTTGTTATGATCAGCGGCAGGTTCTGTATCAGCGAAGTCAGCAGTTTGATACCGGCTTCAATGAGCTGTGGAATTGCTCCGAGAATACCGGTTATGATCGCGTCAATAATCTGTGGCAGCGCGTTCACGATAGCCTCGATGATAGTCGGCAGCGCCGTTACAAGAGATGTCAGAAGCTGAATGCCCGCGTCGATGATCATCGGGATTGCGTTGATGATGAAGTTGATAATGCTCTCAATTACAGTCGGCAGGGCTTCAATCAGAACCGGAATGGCATCAAGAATACCCTGGGCCAGACCGATGATGATCTGCAGTGCTGCGTCAAGAATAGCCGGAAGGTTATCGATCAGTGTCGTGCAAATCTGCATAATGACCGAAACGATAGTGGGGATCAGCGTAGGCAGTGCGTCCGCGATACCCGTTGCGATAGTTACGATAACCTGAATGGCCGTTTCCAGAATGAGAGGCAGGTTTTCAAGGATTGCGTTCACCAGCGTCATGACAAGGTCCAAAGCACCCTGCGCAATCTGCGGAAGCGCGGCTATCAGGCTTTCAAGGAAGGTCACGATGATGTTGGAAGCTGCCTCAATGATTTGCGGCAGGTTGTTTACGACACCCTGAACAAGCGCTTCAATGATGCCCGGTGCAATTTCCGCGATGGCCGTAATCAGGGTTATCAGAATATCAACGATCTGCGGGATAATACCTGCGAGAGAGTTGACCATTTCCTGTGCGCCGTGCTGGATCTTGTTTTTGGCATCTTCGCCGCCGACCAGCAGTTCCGAAAGTCCGGTCATGATCTCTGTGAAGGAAGGCAGCAGGTCACCCATGATATTGTTTTTTACGCCGGTGAAGGTGCGCTGGAGCGTATCAAGGGAGTCGTTGAAAGCAGCAGATGCCGAAACCGCCTCATCACTCATGACAAAGCCAAGTTCGTGTGCCTTGTTCTTTAGTTCCTCAGTAGCCTCTGCTGATGAATTAAACAGAGGTGTGAGGTTCTGACCGCTCTTACCAAAGAGGTCGTTAGCCAGCGCAGCACGGTCGGTTGAGTCGGCCATGCCCTGCATACCTTCGACGACTTTTGCGAAGATGTCCTCACGGGACATGGTGGAGAGGTCCTCCATAGAGATACCGAGCTTTGCAAAGCGCTCTGCGGCCTTATCGCTTCCGTTTTTTGCGTCGTCGATTTGATTGGTGAGCGTTTTGAGACCGGTGGTCATGGAGGTGATTTCGACACCAGACTGACCGAGAACATAGTCCCATTCCTGATAGGCTTCGGCAGACATACCGAGCTTCTGGGAAGTCTTGTCAATCTCATCACCGATATTTGCCGTTTCGGTCGCCATATCAAAGAGCTTTTTGCCGGTAGCAACGGCAGCCGTACCAATTGCAGCAACGGCAGCAGCCATCGCTTTTCCGACGCCCTTTAGGACCTCACCGACCTTTTTGAACTTGTCACCTGCGGTTGTCGTTTCATCGCCGGTTTTCTTGATTTCCTTGCCGAACTGATCGGCTTCTTTTTCCGCATCGTCAAACTCGTCAGCGGTCTTGTCCAGCGCGTCGTTATTCTGCTTGAGCTCACGCTCCATGCCGTTCAAGGCGGCCTCCGCGTTGTTCAGCTGGATCTGCCATGCCTGAGTTCGTCTGTCATTTTCACCGAAAGAGGAGGAAGCATTCTCCAAGGCCGAGCGCAGAGTATCGATTTTTTGCTTCTGCGCTTCGATGTTTTTATTCAGGACTTCGTTACGAGCTGTAAGAGCCTGAACGGATTTATCCTGTTTGTCGAAGGTGGAATCCACCAGCTTCATTTCGGAACCCAGCACCTTCATGCTGTTATTGATGTCCGAGAGCGCTTTTTTGAATTCCTTTTCACCCTCGACGCCGATCTTCAAACCGAAATTATCAGCCATGTGTCATACCTCCTTCCTCTCAGATTCCATACGGGATAACCTCATCAATGAAATGGTCCCGCTTCGGTTTAGATAAGCCGTTGAATTGTTTGTAAATTTCCCATTGATCCAGCAGATGGCCCAGCGGCATGAGCCACACTTCCTCCTCGGTACGATTCAGAAGCGTGACTCCGTAGAACAGCAAACGGGCGAACACCTCTCCGTCAGAAGGAGAAGCGTCCGACCCGTTTACGCGTTTTTTTCGGGTTCGCTTTCAACCTCGCGCTTGGTGCCTTTCATAAGGCAATCCATGATCGCTTCCTTGAACCCGGCGATCTCGTAAGGCGTGGTAAGAAGTTCCACCGTTTCCGGCTCCAGAAGTTCTTTCTTATCGTCCGGATTTTTCAGGTTGTGAATCAGGATCGGCTGGTTCGCCAGCAGCGCAATGAGCCAGATCAGCTCGTCAATTGCCGTCTCGAAGTTTTCCGCTTTCATGAGCTTATCTCCGAGGTCGGAAAGGCCGCCGTACTTCTTTCCGATTTCCTTCGTTGCTTTGGTGGTCAGGAGTAGATCATACTCTTTGCCGCCGATGGTAATCACAGAGCTTCTTTCATCCATCTTTTAACCCTCCCCATTGTTCTGAGCCGTGTAGTTGGGTTCATAGACATGTGAAAACCAGTCCGTAATAGCTGCGGCAGAAACGCCAGCATCGCCTTCGGTGACTTCCGCTTTCCACGGGTGCTTGTTCTGACCGTCCAGTTTGTTTCTGCGGGAGATAGTCCCTTCGATGGAAGGTGTCTGGAACTCGATGCTTTCACCCTTCGTTTTGAGCGTGGTGCCGGGAATACCGAAGAGAACACGATACAGCCAGAAATAGCGATATCTACCCTTGGCGGTTTTGGCTCTGAAACCGATAGCGACCGGGGTAGGCTCATCTTCGCCGGTAGATACGAGTACGCCGTTGTTATCCACCACAGCGCCGGTCAGGTCCTTTGCAGCATCCGTGCCGATGTCGTTGACGCCGAGAGTAATGGTGCCGTTTTTGAACTCCTTGATGACCGTATCCGTGCCGTCATCGGCATAGAGGATCGCTTCATTCAGTTCGATGGAGACCTCGGCTTCGATGGCCTTGGCCAGCTTGGTGGGAGTACCGTAGGTTTCCTCACCGGCATTGTTCTCGGTGATCTTGGAATAGTAGAGACTGTCAAGTCCGATAGTTGCCATAGTTAATCATCCTCCTGTAAAGAATAGTTTTTTGCCACATCGATGGCATAGTGGTGATAACCGGTGTCATTCTCGTGGCCGATGTACCTCCGGTCGGTTATCGTGATTTCCGAAGATAAAAGCGCGGATGTTATCTGGCGCTTCACGGCGAGATAATTGCCCTTGTCAAAGAGCGAAATACGGAGCTCCTCGACATCTTCTTCCGGGGTGTTATCCGAGAAGAGGTCGAAGGTGTCCGCAATCGGGGTCAGTACCGTATAACGGTCAGGAGGCGTTTTAGAAAAGACGCCTGTTTCCACCGGAAGGGATAACCCCGTCAGAATGGTTTTTACTTCAGATAAAAGGCTCATATTCTGTCGATTTCCTCCGTTAGTTTCTGCTCCATAGCCTGAATACAGGCACTCTTTGACGCTGATTTCGCAGGCTTCAAAAACGGCCTTGCAGGTTGTCCGCTTTTCCCATATTCGAGGACAGTGGCGATTTTAGCGTTGCTGTCGCCGTCACGCCTTGGCTCGGAAAAGCCGACCTTCACATTGAAGTTGCCGTCCCGATCCTGCTTTGCGGAAGAAGTACCAAGCGCAGACAGCAGTTCGCCGGTCGAGCGCGAGGGCTCTTTCGTGCCTTTGCCAATGGCAGCACTCAGGTTGGAGCGGACTTTTGCCTCGACAACTTCTGCACCGGCTTCTAAGACGCGAGGCAAGATTTCA